AATGTCATCGGAGAAAGTGGTCTTAGATCAAAAACGATAGCAGGTGTTTATGGCGGTGGATATTGGCAAGGATAATAAAAGGGCAATAGCTTTCACTATTGCCCTTTACTATATTATGTATGTATGTTTATTTGTATATTAGCTATTTGCTAAGCGTGCGAAATAACTTAAAGAGTCTTCATCTCCCGTGTCTCCATCTGATGTGGATGATACAGGTTCTGAAACTGTTTGTGGTGCAGGTGCATCAACAATCGGTTCTTTAGTTGTATTCATCTCCACTGTTTGAACAGGTGAAAATGTATTTGCTACATCAGCTTCGCCAATAACTTCAAAGAGTTTCTTTTGAAGTTCAGCATAAGACTTATAGTATTCTGGATCGGTAAATTCATCCAATTTGTATAGGTTATTGTAGATTTCCTCTAGTCGAGTTTCATCATCATCGTATAGTTTTGTGGATGCATCAAACTCTGACTTATCGTAATTGCGATATCCTTCAACATTGCGAATTTTAAGTTTAAAGTTTGCTCCATTCCAAAAATCAAATGGGTTGATTGGTGTTTCATCAGCAAACTGTGGCTGCATAACATCCATGATCTTATCCATGATTTTTTTACCATATTCATAAAGGAAGACTTTGCCTTCATTTTCTGGATTAGCAGAATCTGAAATAACAAGGATGTTTGAAACGTGGTGTAGTCTACGCTTACGTTGACGGGCGGTTTCCTTATCTTCATCACGACCAGTATTCCATAGCTGTGAGTTAAGTTCAGAAACAGGATCATTTTGACCAATAGAAGTCAAAGAACGCTCGATATACCAGCGCCCAGTTGAACCCTTAAAGCCATGATCCCAATAACGTACCCATGGAAGATCTTCACCTCCACCTGCTGGTAAAAAGCGGATTACGGCATAACCGTTTCCAGCCTTGTCGACAGTAGGTTTCCAAACACGGTCGTCGCCGTATGATTTCTTTTCATTGTTTGATGTTGATGCGGCTACCAATTTACTAATAGCGTTATCCCGATTTTGTTTTAGTTGTTCGAATGACATAATTTTTTTTATTTGTTCGTATTGCAGTGTATTACAGTGTGTGTTGTTTGTTGTTTCTTAAGTATTATACCATAGATTTTACTCTTTGTACATACTTAAATTGTTTTTATTTACCAAAGTTTAAGTGGTAAAAGATAAGAGTAGCTTTTCCTTTATTTTATTTTGTGGCAGTGGTCGACGCAGCATTATTAGCTTATATTTTTGTAATAAGTTAATAGTATCGGTATTTATACCTAGAGGATCGCTTAGATTCTTCTTTAGAGACGATAGAAAGTTTACGAGTATATCAACCATAACGACAGATTCAGTGCTAATCTCGCCACCTCTTAATGCCTCTAAAAGAGGATTAGAAGATAAGTCATCAGAGGTTGTACATAGTTCATTAAAGGAGTATCCTTTGTTGGACATTGTTTTCATATCCTGATTCATCATATAGGTTAATTTATCTTGCCGTGCAACATAATCGTTATAGACTTTATCGTTTACATCACCGATCCAGACATTTGGGTTTTCAATAAGATTTGCAGTAAAATAATCGATTAATGTTTCGGCATTAAACTTCCGAGAAAGCTTTTCAAAGAAGTATCTATCTCTTCTTTTTTCAAACGTTGCTTGTTTTGTGCCCGTTTTGAAATTATACTTTACTGCATTGTAATCAGTCGTAAAGTGTAATTTAAGAGATTGGTAGATTTGGTATGTACGATAGCCGCTCATATAATAATTCTTATCATCTTTATATTATTTTTGAAAAAATGTGAAAGACAAGGAGCCAAAAGATAAGAGGTCCTGTTGCCCATATAAACGCGAACATGTATGCTGACATGTTTATGTTTTTCCACCAAGATTGTAGTTTTTTAGACATTAATATAGTTTTGTTGTTGTTCTTTTTATGATGTTTCTATCCATTGCCTCGACCTCTAGTTTATTTTTAAGAGGTCCGCGCTTTACGAGTTTAGCCATATCTTCTGGATCAATTTGTCTTCTTTCACAAATTTCAATAATGGATTCTGTATAACTCATACCATCATGGTGAACAAGTCTTTCAACTTCGAGTCTTAACTGCTCTTTCGTTATCGCGGGTGTAATTACAATTTTTTTATCTTTACTCATATTGTTCTTAATAGTACGGTGTCTTTATTGCACCTGCCTTTTGCTGGCTTGCGCTTGGTTTTAATAAGGTTTATTTCCTTTTCAATTTGTTTTTCTGTTTTACTTACTAGAATAGGAAGTAGTTTGCTAATCTGTGGCTTTCTTAGTGTTAAAGAATAAGAAGATTTTTCGTCAAAATCTTGAATTGTTGTGCCCTTAACAGTTAGTCCATTCCTTCCCTGTGATTTAAACATTGTCATTCTTCTATATTTAGTATTGAATATGATCAACGTTTCAGACCCAATAACCCTAACAGGATCACACGAGCACACTGAATATTCTTTAGATTCAGGTAGGTACTTTATTCTCGAAACCTGCTTCTCCGCGGATTTAGGTTTTTTAATCCGAGGTTTACGAGTGGCCTTTTTAGCAGATTTGTAAAGAACAAGCTCGTTCAGCATATCATCACATACCTCAATTCTTTTTCTAAGTTGAACCTTTGTGAGGTATGAATATCCTTCAACGAACTGATCACATTCTTTGTTATATGCTAAATCAAACTCTTCCTTTTGTGCTTTAATTAGATCTGCAACGGGGCCAATAAAAGAGACTGGTACGTTTTCAGCTCGTAGAATTGAAGAAATGGATATCTTTTTAATCTTTACTTTTGGATTGGCACACCATTCGTCAAAGACTGATTCAATTTCAAATAAAACTCCTTTACGAACTTTTTCTCGCATGATTCTATGAACATTGGGCTTAACCTTTTGTGTAGTATCGTATTTCTTTTGATACATATGTTCCTTTGCATCAGACATAATAGAAGAAATATTATTTTTCACATAGGTTGAATAATCTCTAAATTCAGCAGGCATTCCAACGTTAAAGCATCTACAAACTTTACCTGTTGTAACAACATCGCTATTAGACTTAGGCACACTTTCAATCAATTCAATTTCATCTTTGTTATAACCTTGAGATTTCATATATTCACAAATGATATGAATATAGTCATCCCGATCTAGATAATAGTTGTAGAAGTTGAGCGCCTTGTTAAAGGTTGTATCCAAATTTTTACTGTTTTTCCATTCTGGTTCTTCTCCAGTAAATTTAAAATCTGGAGCTGCAAGCCTTCCAGAACGAAGGTATTTTCTCTTATTGACTTTCATGGTATTATTATACTATAGATTTGCTAAATTGTACATACTAAAAATTATCATTTATGAAATTTAATGTGCGGTTGTTACGATCACCTAAGTAATACCGTTTACCATTTTCCTTTTTGTATGTACGAAGATATTCTTTTAGCAGTATCGATTTATTTTCCGTCAGCACTCCATGGGTGAACTTAGGAAACTTATGCTCAACACTTCCAACATTAAATTGGTAATCCAATAAAAGCCATTTCTGCTTCCAAGATAGTCTATTCCATCTTGAGTTTGGCATTTTTAGTCTACTTATAGCCAAATTGAGATCTGATAATAGAAGTTGTTCAGCTTGGTTTTTTGATAACCCTTTTCTAAATTTACCAGAATTAGCTTCTTCCCGCGTCAATTTGTGGCCATAACCAATAGTTTGTGTACCTCCTTCTGGTGAATTATACGAGTACCACCTATTAGTCCTTTTGCACAATCCGGCTTTAACACCGTTTTCAGCCTCTTTGACATCGTCTAAAAAACCATGAGTAATAATATCTCCCCACTGTTTTTGGTGATTAATGTACACACCTATCGGCACTGTTTGAGGTTTTTTATTTCCAATAAAATTTTCACCATTTCTTTCGTTGCACCCAGTGTTTAACGCGAGGATACTTATAATTGTAATAATTGACATTTTCATTTTATTTGTAATTTACCATTTTCACCAACACCGACATGAATAATATTATCAGCAATTTTGTTAGGAGAGTTTTTCAGCGAAAGATCAACAGATTCAATATATCCCTTTAATCGGTCAGGATTTTGCATTATAAGATCATTTAAGGTACCATCCTTCATATGCATTTCAGCGATGTCATCAGGCAGTTCTTGATCATAAATCTCTCCTTCAATTTTAAATTTAAGTATTTTCATCGGCATTAAATATTTTCAGAGACTAAATCGTAACTCGGGTATGTGGTGATAAAGTAATTAAGCTTAATTCTAGCTTCTTTCTCATCGATAGCTAAACAGGATGCAAGGACATTACCATTTAAGTTATCGACCACCATAAAACGTTTGCGTTTATCTTTCATAATCTTATT